GGGCGAGATCCGCCTCTGTCCATCACGCGGCCTTTGGGAACACGGTTCCTGGAGGCCGCTTTTTTTGTGCCCCTCTACCACAATGGGACGTTGTGGTCGCTGTTCCGCTGCCGGCGGGATGCCGGTCGTTCCTTGTACACCGGGAGGGTGTATGGCCTTAAAGCAAGCGTATGACGTGCAGACCGAGATTCCGAGTGCCCTCATGGAGCACTACGGGGACAAAGACGGCAGGTGGGTACTGCAGCTCGATCCACCCGCCGAGGATGTGACGGGTCTCAAGAATGCCTTGAATCAAGAGCGCAACTTGCGGCGGGAAGCCGAAAAGAGCGTGACGGATCTCAAGGTCAAGTTTGAAGGCATTGATCCCGACGAGTATCACAAACTCCAGGAACGCGTCAAAGGCCTGGACGATGCAGACATCTATGATAAGCAGGGGATCGAATCCCTCGTCGCGCGTCGCACTGAGAGCATGAAGGCGGACCATGAGCGGCAGGTAGGGTCCCTCAAGCGCGAGAACGATCAGCTCAAAACGACCGCGGGTGAGTACGAACGTCGCTGGCGACAAGACCGCATCAAAACAGCGCTGATCAGTGCCGTGAGCGGCTCCGGGGTCGATAAAGATGCGGTGCCGGATGGCGTCACGCGGGGCCTGGCCGTCTTTACGGACCTGGATGAGGAGGGCCTGCCCGTTGCCAAAAAGGGCGAGGATGTTGTGTATGGCAAAGATGGCATTACGCCCCTACGCCCCGATGAATGGATTGGCACGCTCAAAGCGTCAGGCACGGCACGCCATCTCTGGCCTCCGTCGTCCGGTGGCGGTGCCCCGGCGAGTCATAGTGGCAATGGCGCGGGCATCGACTGGCAAAGCATTACGAATCCGGCAGAACGCCTGACCCGCTTTCGCGAGTGGCAGGCGACGCAAACCCGCTAACTCCTCCCCTGACGAGCCTCCTGGCAGGGCGCTGAGACAGGGGTAGGGACATCCGTACGGAGGAAACATCCCTATGGCCCTGACTATCGTCGAGGCGTCCAAGCTGAATTCCGGTGACGTCGCACGCACGGCAATCGTGGAGATGTACGCGAGGAATTCTGACATTCTGAGAGTGTTACCTTTTGAAGGGATCGCGGGCAACGCACTCAAGTATAATCGTGAGGATATTTTGCCCGGCGTGGGATTTCGTGGAGTGAACGAAGGATTTATCGAGTCGGTTGGCGTGCTCAATCCCATCACAGAATCCCTTGTTATTGCTGGGGGAGACCTCGATGTTGATCGGTTTATCACCCAGACCATGGGAGCGAACCAACGGAGTGTCCAAGAAGGGCTGAAGGTGAAAGCCCTGGCACATCGCTGGACCCTCGCGTTTATAAAAGGTGACAGTTCAGCCGACCCGAGAGAGTTTGATGGCCTTCAGAGAAGGATACCGCCAGGCAGCTCGCAACTCCTCGATGCCGGGGCCACGTCGGGCGGGGATGCGCTGTCGCTGTTCAAGCTCGATACGCTCATTAGCAAGGTTGATGACGCGAATTTTCTCATTATGAATAATACTATGGCGCTTAGGTTGGCCCAAGCAGCTCGCAATACTGCGGTTGGCGGCTTCATCACGTGGAATCCGTCGGAGTTTGGCCAGCGCATCATGAGCTACAACGGCATTCCGATTCTCGTCGCGAAAGAAGACAACCTGGGCAACGACATTCTCCCCTTTACCGAGGCCAACCCTGGCGGTGGCGCAGCAGCCAGTACGAGCATCTACGCCGTGCAAATGGGCGATGGCGGGCTGGTTGGGATTCAGAACCAGGACATTAGCGTGCGTGACCTCGGGGAGCTGGAGGCAAAACCGGTCTTTAGGACCAGAGTGGAATGGTACGCTTCGATCGCGTGCTTTTCGGGCCGTAGCATGGCACGTCTTAGGGGCGTGAAAGACGCTGCCATTGTAGTATAGTATGTTTAGTCACTAAGAGGCTTCTGCTGATGCAGTATGCGATAGCTGATGGCTCTACCCGTGACCCCGTAGCGAGTACCCAATTGCTTGAAGGTCCATTGTCCGGTTGCATACAGGGCGATGCATTCTTGCAATTGAGCTTCTGTCAACTTCATCCTCGGACTCTTGTCGCCTCGCAAGACCGATGCAGGATGCAGGCGCATGCCATTGCGATCTCCAGATGTCTGGGGACGGGTTGGATGTTGTTCGTTCCACTGTTTGAGGCGGGCAATGACTGGCGCCGGGTTTGTCTGCATCACCCCACGTCCTTTGGCAATCATGTCCTGCATATTGTCGGTGTGTGTGCCAAGAAAGAGACAGTCCTCGTTGTTGACGCACGCTCTGACATCGCAACCATGGAGCACAAACAGACCTTCGGGCGGCCATGCACCCGTTTTCAGGAACCAGCTGACGATATGCGCACTGATGTTCCCTTCTTTGTAGGGTGTGGCGCGAAAATTCCCGTAGCCGTTCGCATGGGTTGCGCCTCTCCACAACCAGCAGAGACCTCTCGGGCCATAGCCCGGCGTTTTGTCCACTTTACTCCAGAAGCGTGCCGCAAAGGCGTCGTGGCTCTGGATCAGTCGTGCGGCTTGGTAGCAGGCCGGCGAGCAGTATTTCCAGATAGTGGCTTGCCATGGCAATACGGCAAATGTTTGACCACATGGGGTATAGGCACAGGTAAGCATTTGAGGAAAGACGCGAGGTTGCTGTCTCGCCAAGCGTCGGCATGTGGGCGAATGATACCGTATGCCTCCACGCTTGGCTTCGGCAGGCATGGCCTCAAAGGGCTTGCTACACGGTTCATAGGCACAGAGAAGTTGGATACGTGGGACACGATGAGCAGGCATCAGATGATCTCCCTATCGAGCCGTTGGAGGTATGTGTTAGGCCCTCATGTGGATAGGCACACAAGGCTTTTGATCGGGAGCTGGCCGGCTCCACCTAACCTCCAGAGTATACAGCATAGGCTCTTGAAAATAAAGGAGTAAGATGTGACCACGCAAGTTTTCGACAAGGCCCTTGAACTTTTAAGTCCAGGTGCCGCGCTGGCTGCGACCGGCAGCAGCACGGGTGTGCTCCTCTACCCCCGTCAGTTCCCGACGTGCGACTGGGTAATCTACGCGTCAGGTGTGGTGGCAACGGGTACCTACACGCTGAATCTTCAGGTGTCTGATCTCGTCGGCGGGACCTATACGACCATCGCCTCCGTGACCTGGCCCCCCGCCGTCGCCGGAGGCAAGCTCCATGTTGCCATTAACGGGGCGCAAGCCCAATGGCTTGATAATGATAGCAAGTTCATCCGCGTCAACTATGTCATCGGTGGCGCCACGCCGGGCATTGTGCTCGGATCGTACATTGGGAAAGCCAGCAACAATGCGGGTTTGGCAGTGGACGTGGGTGACATCTACACGTTTGTATAGTTCATTATATCCTTCCAGAATGCATTCTGGATGCCGAGAAGGAGTAGTACAAGATGCCTCAAAATCCAGTCCTCGTGTACGAGAAAGACAGTGGTTCCCCTTGCTATATGCATACCGTCGATGCACGTGAGGCGGTGCGCCTGGGCGATTACACGGCTGCCCCGCCGGGGGGCAAGGACCCGGAGCCCGAGGCGCGGGCGTCGGCGATGAGCCGTTTCCGCACCGGTCAGGGGGCCACGCATCCCGAGCTCCAGACCGAGGAGGAGCGCGACGAGGCCCGGGCCAAGGCGAATGAGCAGGCGGCGCTCATGGCCGGGGTGCCCGAAGGCGCACAGGTCGTCGTCATGGCGCCCAGCAAGGCTGACGCTCCTAGCGCCCGGAGTACGGCGCGGAGTCACCAGGCGACCCCGAGTAGCAGTACGCCACCGGCGACCCCGCCTGCCTCGCGGCGCAGTGAATAGGCGCGGCGATGGCCTTGGATGCGACTCCAGGAGGCGCGAATAGTAATTCTTATACCACGCTCGCAGACGCGACCCTGTACCTCCAGCAGCGCCCGTATCACGAGGCCTGGGATGCCGCGCTGGTGAGTGGCGATGCTGCCCCGGCGCTGATGTGGGCCACGAGCCTGCTCGATAGCCTCGTGCACTGGTACGGCACGCCGACGACGCTCACGCAGGCCCTGGCCTGGCCGCAAACGGGGCAAGTGGATCGCTACGGGCGCCCGCTCGATCCGCTCCTTATTCCCGTAGCCGTAGAGCAAGCGACCGCGGTGTATGCCTTAGCACTCCTGGGCGACACAACGCTGAGTCAGCCGAACGGCGGCAGTCAGCAGGCGGGGATCAAGTCGACCCGGATTGGCGGGACGACGATTACCTATCAAGACACGACCAACGCCGTGGCCGCTACCTCGCCCGTGACGAGCGTGCCGAGCGAGGTGCGGGCCTTGCTCAAGGGGTACGGGGTCATGGCAGGGATGATTGCCATTCCGATTCTGCGGACCTAGCGGTGGTCATCAGAAATAAGCCAGGGGTTTATTTCTGTATGTTGCTTCCTCGCTCATGAGGGACCGATGCACGCTGCGCTTGTCGCCTTCCTCACCGATACGGTTCTGGTGGCCCCCTACACGGGCCAGGACGCCTATGGCACGCCGACGCATGGCCCTGCCGTCGCTACGCCCTGCCGCGTCGAGTACCGCACGCAGGTCTTTACCAACGCGCAGGGGCAAGAACGGGTCAGCCGGGCACTCATCTTCTTTGATGGCACGGTCACGCTGGGCATCCGCGATAAGCTGACGCTCGAAGATGGGTCGAGCCCGACGATCGAGCGCCTTGACCTGTGGAAGACGCCGCAAGGCACGCCCGACCATTGGGAGCTCACGATATGATCACCATTGAGCTTGAAGGCATCGAGGCCCTACGTCAGTCCTGGCAGCGGCTCCTGCCCCAGGCTCGTGATGGGGCAGCGCGTGCCCTCATGACGGAAGCGGATCGCATCCTGGAAGAGAGTCGGTTTCTGACCCCGGTGGACACTGGCCTCCTGGTCAGTAGCGGCATGACGGAAGGCCCCATCGAGCAGGGGAACATCCTGGAGATGGTCATTCGCTCGGGCGGTCATGGGCTCGCTCCCTACGCGATTCGCATTCATGAAGATACCACGCTCAACCATCCCAACGGCGGTCAGGCGCATTATCTCTCAGCGCCGTTTTTCGCCGCGACGGGCGGGATGGCCGCCCGGTTCAGTGCCATCATTGGTCCGGCACTCAGAGGCTAGTGATGCCGCAATTCATGCGCCACGATGGCTACGGCAATCCGCTGCCCGAGCTGGCCGACGCCCGCCAGGCTGTCCTCTATGAGCGGCCCTTTAATGTCCAGCAGCGGCGCACCATTCTCCAACTCCTCGAAGAACAGTGGCGCAAACTGCTCCGTAAGGGGATGCACGGCGATGTGACGCTGACCTTTTACGTGCGCGACGGGCTCATTCAACCAGACCTAGCCGTGACAGAGACGCATGTGTATCGCAGCGTCAAGGATGAGTAGCATGGCACTGCTTGACGAACTCGCCGCCTTCCTCCAAGCTCAAGGCGTGGGCACGGTGAGCAGCACGCTCTTTAAGGGGAGTTTTCCGCTCGACACGCTCGAGAACACGGCGCCCATTCTCGCCTTGATCGAAGTACCAGGGTTGCCGCCCGTGCGCAGCCATGACGTGCCGGTGGCGCGCTACGAGCAGCCCGTGGTGCAAGTCGCCACGCGTGGGGCGCCGTATGGCTATCCGGCCGCGCGGGCGGCAGCACAGGCGGCCTGGGACGTGCTCGACGGGGTGCAGAATGCGTCGCTCAGTGGTACGTTTTACTTGTGGTTGGAGGCACTCCAAAGCCCGTACTGGCTGCGGACGGATGACTTTCAGCGGCCGGTACTGCTGTTCAATGTGCGCTGTGCGCGGGCGCTGTAACCATAGGAGGGGTTCGATGGGTGCATCAGACGATCGTGGCCTCGTCGCTCCGCCCGGGGCTATCGCCTTTCCGCCAGCGTCGGGAGACTGGGGCACGATTACCCACTGGATGATTGTGCTCCCGCCAGCCGAGCCTGAGCCTGAGTCAGTACCGAAGGAGTAACGCCTTGGGAAGTTTATCTAATTATGCCGAGGACGCCCTTTTAAACCATATCTTCAATGCGGCTTATAGTTCTGTTGCTACCGTCC